CTGGCACAGTATCTGCAATTTGCAGTTTGCTTGGTGAGCGCATTTGTGTGCGCATCAAGCACGATGATTTCGCCCCACTTCGTGGTTTTGCTTTTGATACAGTTCTCCCTTCGACCGGCCTGCCATTAGCAGCACGTGAGAGGATGACCTCGAACCCTATTATCAGCACTCAACACAAATGGGTGAAATGCGTTTTGTCTATTTCCACTACCCCGTCTTTTACCGGACATTTGGGAATGGCTTGGTTCTGTGACGGGACATTTTACACCAACTACCATGTCATAGTTGGTGTTCCCAAGGTAGCTTACCTCGTTACTCCTCGAGGTAGTTACCAAATTTCTCAGTCTGACTTTGTTTTCTTGAAATATAGTCCGGCTGGGCCTCGTGGAGGCGACTTCATTTCCTTCCGGTTAAACATGACCACTAAATCTGGCTCTGTCGTACCGGCCACAGACATTATTTGTAGTAGAATTGCCCTTCGATCGAACTTGCGTCCTTCGATGCCTACCAACTCAAAGTTTGGTATTCTGTTCATTCGGAACGGCACTCTCGTTTTGTCTAGCGGCTACTACGTTACCCAAAATCCAGAAGCACCTTGTCGGTACTATCATGATGCTAGTACTGATTTTGGAGCTTCCGGTGGAATTGTTATACAGGATGGTAAAGTCGTTGGCCTCCAGTGTGGCTATGGCCTTCCTCAAGATGAAGACATAACTCGCGCTCCCAAGTATTCATTCACTTCCCCTTACGAGGGTTCTAACTTCTTCGTTTGTCTTTGTGTCTTCTTCGATCTCTTCGACCCCACTACTGACGTCTCACCCTTCTCTCGAGAGAGTAAGGGTTGGAGATATTATCAGAGTGTGCGTGCAGAGCGAATGCAACAAAGAGAATTTGATAAGCAGTTATCAGAAGAATATGAGTTTGGCGTAGCGTACCATGATCTTGAGGAAGATGTTATGGCCTACATGAGTGAGGGTAAAGTTGGCATCTCTTCTAGTGGCGCTCACCTTATTCGAAAGTATGACCTTGTATCTGCCTTCGACAACTACAATTCTTCGAATTGGGCCGATATGGCTATTGGTGACTCAATTCTCTCTGCCTATTTCGGAACCGAAAACTGGCAGGAGATGTATGCCGCCATCGACGATCTCCCCTATTCGAGTGAGAACGATGTTCTTCTCTACAACGTCGATGACGACGGTCAAGCACATCGATTCGTTGATGTTGAGTCGCTAGATCCTGAAGAGTACTTCCGCGCTTCGAAAAGCTTATCTGCCCAGGATGCCGATAGAGCTTTTGCCCGAGAGACTAAGTACTCTCGTCCTAGTGCAAGCGACCTTCCTTTGCCCACCACTCCACCATTGCCTCGTGCGCAACATGCTATTGAGCGAACTAAGCCTCCGTCCAAACGCAAGCGCAACAGGCCTCGCCGTAGTGGCAGAGAGGCTAAGTTCTATAAGAACTACGCTGAACTGCCACAAACCGTATTTGCCGACGGCATAAAGCTTGCTTCGAACGTGAGGTATTCCACATCTTTACGTGAAAACAAAATTATGTTGTCAAATCCTGTCGACGAGAAATTGTTCAAGGTCATTGCTATTACCTCCCGTAAGGTAAATAAGACTACCACAAGACCCCCAAAACATTTTGCTCGCATGTTTCCTGGATTAAGAAAGCCACCTGGCACTTCTGCTAGCGTAACCATCGCTATCAATGAGAATGCCAAGAGGCGTATTAAGAACTCCGTTAGGTCTCCACCGCCCGCGGGTGCGTTGGATGCAGCCTTGGAGCACCATTCCCTCTTATATCCAGTCTCCGTCCCCTTTGACAAATTCTTTGAAAAGAGATTGGACGGAAAATTTAAACGAAATTTAGCCAAGCGTGTTTGTCACATTCTTGGCACTCATCAAGAAACTAGTGGCGACATTGCACTTGATGGTACAACCAATTACCCTTTCTGTGGCACTAACCTTGCCATGAAGAACTCAGACGTCGTTTCCTCACACAAACAAGCGTTTGTCTATGAGTTCGTGAGTTGGTTCACCATGTTTGCTGCTGTGCCGTACGATACCATGTCTGGGATGACTCCCCTCGAGTTGTTGCAGTCCGGCCTAATCTTCCCTACTCTGTTTACAGTTAAGAATGAATTGCATACCGCAAGGAAATACAATACTGGCAGATATCGGGTAATTAGTGCTACCGGACTAGTAATGCAAGTCCTAGAGCAGTTACTGCTCGGACCTCTCATTACCATGCACAAAGTCAACAGAACCTCAATACCCTCTGAATGTGGCACAGGGTGGGTTTCTGATGAACAACTTGAAGATTTCTTGGACAGAATACGCGGCGATGTGGACTCTATTGACGGTAAAGCAATTTTATCGTCAAATGATGTTAGTGGCTGGGACTGGTCTGTGCCAATTTGGTTGCACACAGCCCTCAAAGATAGTTGGAAGAGGCAACTTTCTATCCCACCCACTAGCGTTTATTCTTCTTTGATCGACAAACTTCACTTAATCACCATCCTACAACCTGTCTTTTGTGATGACTTCGGAAGGATCATTACGCCTTGTGACGACTATTTAGGCTTTCAGCTTTCCGGAAGGAAGGTTACGACCTTCGGAAACAGCGAAATGCGAGCTTTGCTCTGTTTTGTTGTCTCTGCTATTGCTGAATCACCCTTTTCTATTCCTCACACGAATGGCGATGATTGTTTGGAAAGTCTACCTCGCCCTAAAGACTTAATGTCTTGGCGCACTAAAATTGACAGGACTTACAATTCTCTTGGTTTCCGTCTTCGGGACCAGAGACTGGAGTCTAGTGATTTTGGATTTTGTTCAACTGAATACTCTCTAGAAAACGATCTCTTCCCTTACACCCAGAATCCCAGAAAGATTACTGCGGCCTACTGTTACAAGATTCTCTCAGGAATTTCAGTTCCTGGAGATACTGACAGTGAAGATTACGCTTTCAATATGCGCCACCACCCCGAGCGCTTAGCACATTCGGCTCTCGTTGACCAAGCCTTTGACCTCATGGGCCTAGTCAACGAGGAACCCTGGGAGTTCGACCCTTCCGATCCCTTCTATTTATAGTAGAAGGAGCCGACACTGGTATATAGTGGTAACCAGTGTCAAAGACCACCACAGGCCAGCCCGTGAAACTATCATACCATAGTTTCAAAACATTTTACCCATGAATTCTAACAATTCTTCTAACACTAAGAAACGCAAGCCTCGCAAACGACGCAAGCGACCTAAGAAACCTCGCTCTCATTATGAAGAGCTAGGAGGTCTCATCGGTTCTGCCTTCG